ACCAGCGCCCCGGTCGCCGCCGCCTCCGCCGGAGTGGCGGAGCTCTCCGCAAAGGTCCGCAGGTAGAGCGTCGCCTGATGGGCCGCGTACAGCCCGCAGGCGTACCGCCAGCCGTCGGTCCACTTGTCCGGCTGGATGGCGGCGTTGGCCTGGCGGATGAACTCCTCCAGCATCGTTTCGGGCACCAGGCCCGTCCCGTTATCCTTGAAAAACTGGGGGAAATCCGCCCGGAACATCTCCGCTGAGTAGCCGCCCTGGCTGTGGCCGATGTTGGCCGCTGCCGCCCGGACGCCGAAGAACTGCGGCTTATTCGGCCAGAGCATCCCGCTCCTCCTGGCCGCTCGGCGCAGGATCTTCTTCCTTGGGCTTCTCCTCAGACTCCTTCTTGGGGGGCTTCTCCACTTTGCCGTCCGCCGCCAGGGCCTTCAGATAGGCGGAATCCTCCGCCCAGGCCGGGACCGGGCCCATGTAGTCCTTCTCCATCCTGAACCGCTCCCCGTTGGGGCCGGGGAGGATGATGTTTCTCCTGGATACTACAAACATTCCCGCGCCCTCCTTAAATCCCGTCGAAATACTGCATGGTCTGGGGATAGAACAGCTCCACCTCCGAGAGGTTCGCCGCATAGGCCGTGTCATAGCAGAACTCCGTGGCGTTGGGCTGGCTCATGACCCGGGCCAGGGGGACCAGCTCCTCCACCTGGAGGAAGCGCTCATGGTTGACGTAGACCACCATGCGGTCCGCCCCGCCGGTACCCGCGCCCTTGCACCAGCGGGTGGCCCCGATGTACAGGCTCTTGCCGTTCTTGGCGGCCACATTGTTCTTGAGCACGTAGTCCAGGATGGTCTCCGTTGCCAGGTCTGTGACCATAGTGTTCATGATGTAGGTGTACTGCTCGTAGGGCAGCAGAATGTGGTTGGGCATGGCGTCCTCGTCGTACTCCGCCGCCGCCCAGACCGCCGTGAGGGCGCTGTTGATGTCTGCCAGGATCTGCTCCTTGGTCTTGGAGGCCCAGGTGCCGCCGGTGACGGAGGTCTCCGTCACATCGGGGTTGTTCACCAGCCCTGTGGAGCCGTACTCCTCCATGCCGGTGTAGACGTTCTGGTCCATGTGCTTGTCGTAGGCCATGCGCATTCCGTCCTGGAGCAGCTGGTCCAGGGACCGCCCGATGTAGCTGGCCTTCTGCATATCCACCCACATGACGCGCAGGGCGGAGGCGAAGGTGTGGGCCTTGTACAGTCCCTTGTCCACGTTGGCCTGGACGATGGGCAGGCCGTTGGCGCCCCCGGCCTGGACCGTGCTGTCCCCAGAGCCGCCGGTGATGCCGTAGCCAACGGCCTGGGCGGAAACGTAGTCCACCCAGCCGCCGCCGGACTTCACCACGATGTCCCGGGGATAGGTGACGCTGGTGAGGGGCTTGCGGATAAGCGGGTCCCGCTTCTCCAGCTCGCTGGTGAGGAACGCCATGCCGGAGGCAATCCCCGCCGCGTCCATCGTCATGGCGCTGCCGCCGGGGGCCGCACCGCCGGAGCTTGTGATGACGCCGGCGTCAAAGGTGCCGACATTCTGAAATCTTTTCATGCTCTCTCCTCCTTACGCCTTGTTCATGGTCAGAATGCGCAGCTCAGCGATGCCGTTGGCGTCCGCGGGGCCGGCCCACTGGCAGTTGGTCAGCTCCACGGTGTTCGCTCCGTCCGCCGCCGCCTCGAAGCCGCCCACCGCGCCGGTGGGGATGCTCTCGTTTGCCGCGATGCGGACATAGACCGCACCGCCCAGCTTGGGCGCGCCCACATTGCACTTGACGTTGATGGCCCCCCGCATGAACACGGGCACAGCCTCGGTTTTGGCGTAGGCCCCGATATCCTGCTCCAGGTAGTTGAGAGCGCTCTTGACCTCCCGGGAGGCCACGCCCACAAAGTCCTCCGCCGTGCTTCCCGCGCCCATGGGCACCACCGCGCCGTCGGCGTCGTACCGGAGCGCCGCACCGAAGGCGATGGCCGCTCCGGCGGGGTGGGTGTTGGCGATCATGTCCGGCTGCCGGGCATAGCTGCCTGCGAAGCCGTGGTTCATGGTTTTTCCGATATTCTGAGGGTTCAGTCCCATAGCTCAGTCCTCCTTCTTCTTGTGGGGGTTCCGGGCGGCGTAGGCGGCCTCGGAGGCCCGGCAGCGCTCCTCAAAGGTGCCGGCCTGGGCGGCGTCCGCCGCCTTCCTGGCGTTGGCCGCAGCGGCCTCCATGACCTTGCCCATGACGTTGGGGCCCTGGATGGTGGAGAGCAGGGCGTCCACTACCCGGGAGCGCTCCTTCTCGTCCTTGATGGCCGCCACCGCCGGGCGGACCTTCTTGAGCAGCGCCACCGCCGCGTCCTTGGCCGCCGGGGCCATGTCGGTCATCTCGTCCGCCGGAATGGTGACGGCGGCTTCCCTCTCAGCGTGCTCCGTGCCGGCCAGCTTCTCAATGAGGTCGTCCAGGTCGTCCTCGTCGCGGAGGGCCTTCTCCTCCCGGCCGTTCTTGTGCTCCAGGGCCTCCAGGCGCTCCAGGATCTTGTCCAGCGTGCTCCCCAGATCGTCGCCCTTGGGGGCCCGCTCGACCATCACGTCGCCCGTGCCGCAGTCCTGGTCACCGGCGGGCTGAGCCTTCGCCGGCTTGTCCGGCTCAGCGTCCATCACCTTCGACAAATCGCTGGTGAGCCTTTCCAGCTCCTCCGGTTCCGCGTCCTGCGCCGCGAGGCCAAAGAATCGGTAAAGAGCCTCTTTTGTTTCCTTCTTCATGCGTTTCTTTCCTTTCCCCGCCTCGCTGGCGGCCTGGTCTTTTATCGCTACCTCGTGGCCGGCGCGGCCCCTGGGGACCACCGCCACGTGATTGCCGCGTATGTTCTGCTGCTTGTAGCCGCTCCCGTCCGGGACGTACTCGCACAGGTACCCGCAGGAGACCTCCCGGGTCACCCCGTTCCACACGTCCGACACCAGGCCGGCGTCCTTGAGGATGAGGTCGGCCACGATGTACTCCCCGGACCGCCGGACGTTCTGGACGTGGCCCTTGGAGTAGCTGGCGAAGTTCTCCGGGCCCACGTTCTCCGGCGGGTGGCCCGCCGTCACGTCCTTGCCCTCGAAGGAGGCCAGGGCCGCCGGGGCGAAGACGTCCTCCGGGTACCGGTTGACCGTGACCACACGCTCCGGGTCGCCGTCCAGCTGGAGCTCCCGGGCCAGATATTCCTGCGTCCCCGTCCGGGCGATGGGCACGTCCCGGCAGATGAGATAGCCCTCCGGGGTCTTGTCCATGTGGGGGCTGAGCTGCGTACCGTAGTAAAAAATCACGGATGATTCGCCTCCTAAAACAAAGCGGGGCCAGCCGCCGAGCATCTCTCGGCAGCCGACCCCGTTCGGTCCTTCCCGCCCACCGTTTCGGGCAGGGTTCGTTATGAAAAGCCCGGCACGATTTCCTTGACTGATTTCAGGAAACCGGCGGCTCTCCGGTCCGCAGAATAATCATTTTTTGCCACTGGATGCACCTCCAACCGGAACCGTCTCCCGGCGGACGCGGATGACCTTGATCTCCCCGCCCGCGCCCTTCCACAGCTCCACCCGCTCTCCCCGCTCCAGGAGCGTTTCAATGGCATGAATTACTTTTTCTGTCATGGCAGCGTCTCGATTTTCCCGATTTCGTTGGTAAACAACTCTGTCCGGTCAACCACAATGCTTTCCGGGTCCGGGTCATTATCCGACGCAGAGAGATAGGCAAACAGCTCCCCCGTAAAGGTTTCCCCATCCGTCATCTCCACACGCACTCTTTTTCCTCCGTTCCTGCGGTAAAACTCAGCGTAATCCATCATTCTGTCCCCTCTCCTTCGCCGGTACAATATGTGTGCCATTTTTCCCGTAGTGTATTGTGAAGCGCGTTGTCTCTGTCTCCTCGCCTGTCTGTACATCAATATTGACACCGATCACGCTGTCCTGCGAGACGACTTCCTTTTTTGCCCAATCCCCTGCTCTGGTAAAAATCGGCTCTCCTGTGCCGTGATATCTATCGACAAGTCTCTGCGCCATGTCTTTGCCGCCATACAGATAGCTCCTTCCGGGAACATACATCCCGGATTCCCGAATATGTTTGTTTTGATGCCCGATATTCAGGCGCTTTTCTATCTGGTCCGAACGAATCAGCGCGCGTACAGCCGCCGTCCTGTCTTGAGTATACGCTGCGGGCGGTAAACTTTCAAGACGCAATTTTTCCAGAGCCAGGTTTCTTTTTCGGTACTCCTTCTCCCAGCGCTTGTACTTCTCATCATCCGCCTGCTTGTGCCGCTGGAACGCGGCGAAGGTCTTGGGGGTGGCGTCTGGGATGGTCAGGCGGTACCGCTCGAACTGGCGGTAATCCACCAGCCACTTGGCCCGGCCCCGCTCCTTCAGCCGGTAGGCCTCGATCTGCTTCTCCGTCCGGGGGTCCCGGTCGGGCGGGTTGGTGGTGAAGCTGGAGAACGCCTTGATTTTCCGCAGCTCCTCCTCGCTCCGCCCCGCAGGGGTCCAGGCAATGAGGACGTGCAGGCAGTTCGGGTGGATGTTCAGCCAGGAGTTGGCCAGCGTGTCGGGCCCCGCCGGGTCCACCTTCCCGAAGGCCGCCGCCAGGGGCGGGAAGTCCGGGTCCGTGCCGCTTTTGGAGTACACCCGGCCCTCGTAGGGGGCGCAGAGCGGACAGCTCGTGGCGTGGCTGCTGATTTGGTACAGGTCCTGATTCGGGTCCGCCGTCAGCACGGCCAGGTTCGCCGCCTGCCGGGACGTGGTGCGCAGGACCATGGCCCCGTAGGCATGCAGGCTCCAGCGCCGCCCAGCTTTATCCACAAAGCACGTCACACCGTCCCGGCGCAGGGCCTCCACAAAGCCCGGGAGTATCCTGTGTGCCCCGGCCCCCTGGGCCTCCATCCAGGCCGTCCACTCCAGCCCCACGCGCCGGAGCGGGTCCGCCTCCGGCCGCCCGAGCAGAGCGCCCTCCAGCCCCGCCAGGGCCGTCGCGTTGGCCTCCGTGATTTCCCCCATCAGGTTCGTGACGAGCAGGCCTATCACGGCGTGCTGCTCAGCCGTCAGAGCGGCGGCGCTGGCGTACCCGGCGGCGTGCTTCTCCACGGCCTCCGGAATGCGCCGCGCATCCAGGTGATGTGTATAAAACTCCCGCTCTATCATTTGGGGGACGTATTTCCAGGCTTCATTTTCCAGGCTGTGCAGCGTCCGCTGTATCCGGTCCAGCGCGGCCTGGGCGTGGTAGTCCACGTTCCCCATGGCGCGCAGCCGCCCGATTTCGTTGATAATGTCCGTCTCCGCCTGGAGGTACAGGGCGAGCAGCTTTTCCTGTTCCGCCTTGGCGGACGCCCGCATCAGGGACGGCATTTAGTCCTCCTCATCCTCAGCCAAAAGCTCCTCCTGGGTGACGCCGTGCAGGCCGGGTTTGATAAAATTCAGGAAATCCCAAAACGGAGCGTCCGGGTTGGCCGTACCGTAGTCGATAATTTCCTGTTCGATGTGGTCATCCTGCGCAGTTAATATGAGAAGGTCTACAGCCTCCTGAGTAACGATATCATTTTTCTGCGTGCCGCGACCAATGTACTGTTCCAGAAATTTTCTCAGCTTCTTCTCCACAGTCACTGCCTCCTACCTGATTTGCTTGATTCGCATCACGCTCATACCGCCATAGCCATCCGCTTTGACGGTGTATACCCTTTGACCGTCCCGAATTTGTCGGACTGCACCTTCCGGCAAATTCGGATACTGCGTTCCCAATGTCCCGCACAATCTGGAGTAGGTCTTTGGCTTGAGCTGAATCCCTTCATGATTCCGCTGCGGCGACGGCGCGTATTTGGTCTTTCCTATTTTACCACCGCCGCCGCCGGTGGTAAAGCGCCCGTTGCTGGGGTCGTGGTAGGGATTGTAGTCCACCGTCAGGCTGCCGGCGGTCTCCGTCTCAAACCCCAGCCCAATCAACGGATCCCGCAGGGCGGTCACGTCCTGGTAGGTCTTCCCCTCCGCAGCCCGGATCTCCTCCGGCGTGATGCCGCTGAACATCCCCGTCTCATCGGAGAGGGCTTTCAGCTCCTTCATGGCGGTGTCCGCCCGCAGCAGCCCCGTCTGGAACATATCCCGCACGGCGGCGGCCTTCTGCCCGGCGATCTCCGCCGTCTCCCGGGCCGTGGGGGTCCACAGCGGCGGGAACTGAATTTCCAACCCCTTCGGGACCTCCCCCAGCGCGGACATGCACAGCACCGGGAGCACCTGCTCCAAAACGGGCCGCAGGCGGGTCTCCCGCAAAGTGTCCACGTAATCATAATAGGTTTTCATGTCGCTCTCCCCGGTGGCGTTCCTCCCCGCCGGGGGCCGTCCGAAC